TTCTTCTCGTTCATTACATAGGTCGATACCCATTCGTATATGCCTTTCCATATAGTAAACGGGTTATTGAAGATTATCTGCGTCTGCCCCATTGCAACGTTGCCAACTTTTGCGTTTATCGGGAATGTGGGGAATATGGTTGTAAACAACCCGCTGTTAGGATCGGTATATGATTCACTGGTCGAATACCATGCGCTTGCCCCGGATGAATCGCCGGAAGTGAATATAATCTGTTTATCATATTGAGTTAATATGTCGGTGATTTCATGTTCCCCGACGGTTGAATCAGTGGCATAAGGCCAATATGTTGGGTCTGATACTCCTGCCATAGTTACGCCTGACGAATAACGGGTATTACGGTAGTTCGGGTTTCCGAACAACCAGAATCTTGCGTAATACACGCCGCCGTAATAGCGGCAGTTGGTGATACGCTTCCGGAATTCAGCATCTTCCTTAGTCCACGATATTTCAATATTATTCGTCCCTGCCGGCGGAGGGTCTAAAAACGCTACATTGCCGTTTTTAAGGTCAACCGTGTAATCTGAGCCGAGCTCCTGTTCCTCTGCGCCGACATAAACCGAATCAACGGAATCAATATCATATTCCGGTAACTGAAACAGTGTTGCCGTACCGTTTGCTGAGAATCGTATTTTCTTCTTGCCTGTGATGTAGTTTATACCTTCAACTATCGTGCCCCCACCGTAAGGTGGTGCGGCTGTAGCGAATAAAGGAACATAGCCCTCGACAACCTTGAACGTCGTGCCATCCCATTGATAGAATTCCGTCCCGTCAAGGATATACACGACATTGTTTGACGCAAAGAAGGTTGTGGGGTATGCGTCGGTTATCGTGCCGATTTCAACCTCTGTCTTGGCGGTAAAGTCGTATTCGTACACCTTGCCGCCCCGGGCGAAAAGGAAATGGTCAACGCCGTGGATTTTGCCCCACCACATGCCGTTTACCTTCTTGCCCGCAACCTTGGCGTTAAGGCTCTTATACCCATACTGCTTTTTCAGTTTCAGGTCATCGGTTATCATCCAGTTGGACATTTCCGATGCCTCTCCTAACTCAAGCAGTGTTTCGGTTTCTTGCTTGTTCACGCCGAAATATTTATCAAGTTTCACATATTGCGGTTCCGCCATCGTCAATCACCATCCATGGAATAAACGTCTATTATCTCAACAGGCGTCAAAGGTTCCTTTACCGCCGCGTCAACATACATCTGTGCAAATTCTTCTTTTGCGTCCTGTGCTATCTCGCTGTTCATGTCAGCCCTTGCAAAGTGCTTCACCAAATACGGCACAGCCGACATTGCGACATGCTCCGGGTATTCTATCGTTTGGTCGAGGGAAGTTATCTTTGTGGGCAACGAAACGTAATTTATCCTGATAATGCCCTCGTAAGAGAACATCACATACAAATCCTTGTCATTTTCCCATTTGACCGAAGATGAACCTTCCTGGTACTGCCATTGCGGATATTCGCTGATTATCTGTGAACGGCTTATAAAGTCGTCCGGCAGTTCAACCTTGTAATACGGCTTGAAGTCGGGCACCTTGTCGGCAGATGGGTACTTATACGGCGATAGCGCCCTGTTATTGTGCCGAAAGTAATAACTCCCGGTTATGGTCATGGTCACATTGCCGCCTGTAGCGTTCAGTATGCCTTTAAGCGGATAAAATGCCGATGTGCCTTCGGGTACGGTTATGTTGATAGTGCCGTTAAATTCGGTTTCCTCACCGCCGTTGAATGTGTATTTACCGCTTAAAGGTGAGCCGTTCTCGGTAAATGTTACGGCGCAATCACCGTCAACCTCGATATAGAAGCAGTATGCTCCTGTGCCTGAATATGTCTGCGTTTCGCCGTTATTCTCAATGATTTTGCCTACTTGGTTTAAGTCGCCAAGCAGGTTTTTCTTCCGAACGCAGGATATTTCAAAAGATTTTTTCTTTCCTGCGATCTTTGCCATCCTGCGGCTCCATATGTCGAGCAATAGCGGCGCTTTGGCTTTGTATTCCGCAACATCATCCGGGTTGAGTGCGCCTGTTTCTGAAATTTCGTCCATGACGGCCATCGCTCTTTCAAAGAGTTCCTGTCCTGTGTATGCCATAAAATCACCCTCTTTCGGGCAAAATTAAAGGAGCCTGTTTTACAGACCCCCATCGTCTATTGTACCAATTGCGAACTAACTATATGTAGTCCACTCCCGTAATATCCTTAAATTGCTCTGCTGTTATCTTACCTTTTTCAACAGCCGTTTTGCATTGCTCAATCGTTGCCATACCTAATGGATATGCAAATCGTAGCCATTCATACATTTTACAGCACCTCCAGCATTAGATTTGTTATCTGCTGTCCCATAACTTCAATCGTGGACAAATACTGCTCTAGCGGTAACACCGTTTCGTCATATTCCCACCCATGAAATCCTTCATCGCCATCATTGTCAATTCGCACGATGTTTTTGCGGATATATACATTACCACCTAAAACCTCAATGGATTTTACTGTGAGTGCCGAACTTTGTACTTTCATAATGATAATCACCTCCGTTAAGGTACATACACCAAGCGACCGCCGATAGTCCGACTACGAGCCGAAGAATTAGTACCCACATCCCAATAGAAAGCACCAGCACCCAAGGAATCAGCCCAAGTACCGCCCAATAGAGCAACCCTGTATCCAGTGGATGAAGAAACGTTCTGATAGAAATAATCACCCACAGGCAAAGCATCGTCACCAAGTGTTTCAGCAGGTACAAACAACCAGTCATATGTTTCACTGTAAGCCATAGCTGAAACATATCCGCTTCTTGTTGCCAGTGTCACACCTGCATCTTTGTAATTATCGGTGTTCTTGTTTTCAGCAAAAGCACTGTCTGCAATGTACAAGCTGTGAATACCTTGTGATGCATCACAATAGACATTCATTCCATCAGTAAACTTCCAAATGTTACCCCAAAAGTTTTCTTCACCACGATATGTGACAGACACAAGACCGTTTGTTCCTGCTGCCATTCCTGATGCATTTCCAAGTAATGTTGTTGAACCTGTGATTTCAGATTCGTTTCCTCCACCTGATGCTTTGTCTGTAACACCCCTACCAATAGCAGTCTGACTGTTAAGTGTTGCATACTCAACAGTGAAAAGAAGCTGTGTACAAGCTGCTGTTGCTGCATATTGCTGTGACCAACCAGTTCCACGATTTTCAGCAAGGATTCCGCAATTTCTTCTTGTCAAATTTTGTGAAGAACCTGAAATTGGCTTTGCATTGGCAATGGATGAAAGCTTGTCACCTGTGGTTGCTGTGAAGTCAGCAATTTGTGCATCATCCAAGATATATGCAGAAGCAGACACATCATACAATGAACCTTCAAATGCAGATAGATAAATCTTTTCTCTTTCAACACCATTTTGAACAAAAGCGGGATGAACCTTAAATCCTGCCTTCTTGGTCATGCTGACATAATATCTTGCTTTTCTTAAATGAAAACCTTTCCCATTAGTAACCCTATCAAGTTTCAGTGGAACAACCTTGTAATAGAATTTGGGTTGCTTAACCATGACCTGAACTGGTGTGCCTGCTGCATAAGTGACACCTTCAATTGTAATAGCCTGTGTCAAAGCACCTGTTTCTGTATATCCTGTGTCACCGTATTTGGCAACTTCAACACCTTCATCAGTCAAATTGCAGCGGTATCTGCCACCGAAAGCAAGGATACTGTCAAAGTCTGCCCCAGGTGTTTTGCCAACTGCACCTGCAAGTCTTACAAAAGTTTTGTTTTCATAGTCAACTTCAACCCCATACACATCAGGGTCAAGGGTATACGGGTCGAAGCGGGATAGGATGGATTCCACTACTTGTTGTCTTGTCTTAATTTCTTCCAATATTGAAGCTAGTTCCTTGCCACGTTTGGCCGATAATGCATAATCTGTGGCATCACTATCGAGCCCATCATAAATGTTATTGGGGCCAGGATCGCCCTTCTCACCTTTTTCTCCACGCTCTCCCTGTGGTCCCGCTGGCCCTTGCTCCCCCTGTGGACCGGGTTCACCTTGCGGACCTTGTGGTCCCGCTGGCCCTTGTGGTCCTTGCGGCCCTTGCTCACCCTTCAGAGACTGTAGCCATTCTTCCTCCGTGCCGGTGAACCCGTTTGCCACGGCCACCTGATATGCGGATTTACCCTCAGGGCCAATTTCGCCCTGAGACATGGTTATATGTATTGTATCAATATGTATAGCATCAGACATTTTTAGTAACCTCCCTCTC